CTACCCCAACCTTTTCTCCGCTATATCAACGTACTCAGGATTTAGCTCAATGCCGATATAATGCCGTCCAAGCTCACGGGCTACCAACGCCGTCGTGCCTGCTCCCATAAAAGGGTCGAGCACTACACCGCCGACAGGACACCCGGCTAATATGCACGGCTTGATTAAGTCCGGCGGATAGGCAGCGAAATGAGCCTCTTTAAGAGGCTTTGTCGGGACCGCCCATACATCACGCTTGCGACGCATATATTTGCCGTTTATTACCTTCCAACGCTCGCCCCCTTTGCAGATAGTCTGCACGCCAAGACAAGCCTTTTCGCCGAGCGATAGCCTTTTGCTTCCTTCTCTTACCATTTTCTTGCGACCGTCATAGTTTGCGGGCTCCATTATCGCCCGATAGTCGAAGTAATATTTTGGTGACTTCGATAAAAGGAATATATACTCGTGGGCTTTCGTACAACGATCTTCAACGCTTTCGGGCATCGGGTTCGGTTTGTGCCAGATAATATCCTGCCGCAAGTACCAACCGCTATCACGAAGAGCAAAGGCAAGCAGCCACGGAATACCTATTATATCCTTGTTCTTGTAGCCTTTGATATTGAACGTAGTGATGATATCGCCGATATTGCTTGCATCGGGCTGTACTCCCGTGTGTACCTTTTTACCTTTGCCTTTGTTGCTACCGGCGTATGAGTCGCCGATATTGAGCCAAAGTGTGCCATCAGAACGTAACACGCGGTGGCATTCGGTAAACACCTCCATCAGCTTATTGACATACGCTTCGGGTGATTGCTCAAGACCGATTTGCCCTGCAACGCCATAATCTCGCAGGGCATAATACGGAGGGCTCGTTACGACGCAGTTCACGCTCTCCGCCGGCAACGACCGTAGTACCTCCACTGCGTCACCGCAGTATATTTTATTCAATTCTACCGTCATAGCTTGCGTACTCCTCTATTTGTTTGACCTGGCGTTTAAGCCCTATTGCAAGAGCGTTTAAGCATCGTTCCAACGTCCGCGACATAGCAGGTATTATGTGTGTATGGTAGAACTCTCGCGGAGATATGGAGTAATCTATCTTAACGACCTCCTGCTCGCATATATCGCCTGCATCAAGCTGCTCGTTCGCCCAGAACCAAGTAGCTGCCGTTATCGGCTCTTTTCGTCTGTAAGCCCATCGGATAGCACTTGCTCCACGCCCGTATGGCAATGGCGATGGATGAAATACCAACGTACCCAATAGTGGGGTATTAAGCTCCTCGTTACTTAATTTGACAGTGAGTAGCGGAGCTATTGCCAAGTCCGCAGCTCCATCACTGTCAACAATACAATGTCCCATTTGCCCCAACAATCTATGTGCGGCAAGGACAGCCGGGGCGTTTTTATCGCCCAAAACTTTTACTTTCATCTTTTTACTATCAAATTAATTACCAATATATTTAAATGATTGTACAGCCCTAAAATGTCCTCCGTAACCCGACGACGAGTACTCTTTAAGGCTTTTACCTCTACTTGCCCTCGACTTGTTGATGGACTTGGCACACCTTGCTTTATTGCTTCCGTATAGCATAGCTCCCGTTTGTATCCACCTGCTTGAGTGCCGCAATGCCCCACATAACTGAGGATGAGACGTATGAAAAAACACGGGATATTTATGTCCGCAGCGACCATTGCCGTCTAAGTGGTATTGACAAACAGCGTTTAGAAACTTCGTACCAACACCTATACCTTGCCATTCGGGCATAACGACGAGACGTGTAGCTCGATATGCCTTAGCCGTAAATAGCGGCGTTACGGCAAGGTGGCAAACAGGCTCATTGCCTATTACACCGATAAAATACTGTGCCGCTACCGGGTGGGGCAAGTCTAAATAATAATGCGGCTTAAAATGCCGGAACGCACTTCCTGAGACTTGATAAATTTTAAGGTCGATAGTCGGGCGTTGCCGAAGACAGTCACGGCTAAACCGTGCCTCCGCAGTATCGTATATCCAGTCGGGCTGTAGCCACTCAATAATATCGTAATGGCACGATAGTAGTACTATCTGTCCGTTGCCTTTACGCCAAGTCTTGGCGAAAGCTGCCGCTCCTACTTTGGCGATTTGGCGGTCGATGACGGAGGTAAACTCGTCGACAACAGCTCTCTGCGGTCGTTCCACCACCAAGCGAGCCAGACCGGCACGGAACTTCTCTCCGTTGCTCAACACCTTGAATGGTCGCAGCCACGACGGCACATCGCCGAGCCCCACAGCCGAAAGTGCCGCCGTTACCTCGTTGAGAGACTTATCGGGAGCGATACAATCCACAATAGGCTTATCGCTTGCCCAGCCGTCGTAAAGGTCGTGAATGCCACCACCGAAGATACGGCTACCAATACTTGTTTTACCGCTGCCGCTTGGACCTACTATAAGACCAATTTTCCATTCGAAATCTTCTATTGGGAGGTCGGCGACGTGTTGCCAAATATGCCCATGTTCGGGATTAAACAATGATTTTACCTTGTTAGCACGGAAACTATCGAAGTTTGTGCACTCGTGTCTGATTTCTAACTTCATACGCTCACTATCTTTAAATCGGTTATACCTTGAGATTTCAGTCGCTCGAAAATCTCTTTTTGCTCCTCTTCGCTGTCACACCGTACTATCACGGCGTGTTGCTCTTTGTAATTGAATTTTGTCATTTTGTTATTGAATAAATTATTACCTTTGTCATCTCTCTCACATTTTTATATAAAAACAGGTGTCACAGCACCTGACTTGAGGTATCTGCCTCTGTCAGTAGTGCTGTGACACTTTAAATGTTTTAACGGAGGTGAGAGTCCGTTATCAATGGCGGAGGCTTTTTTATTATACCACCACCAAAGTATCTATCGTATCGCTTGTGGCAACAATTTCGTATGGAACATGTCGGTATGATTTAGACACTACCTCGCCCATCAGCTGAAGCGTCTCTATACAGATACGTGTGGGGGCGGGTATTATCAGGTCGACCAGGGCGTTTGTCATCGTTACCGGCTTTGTGGATTCGTAGAACCGCTGCAACATACTTATCTCATTTTCAGGGAAGCTATCGTCACGGTTAATAAACACTCCCTTAATATTGAATTTATACTCGTCTATATTGAACTGTTCCTTGACTGAGCCGACACGTTCGCTTAGCTTTGTCTTGACGATTGTTTTCGTTCCACTCAGGCTTATAGTGCACGCTTCCAGGCGCAGTTGCTCGTTGTTGCATTCGAGCGTTACAGGGAGGTATATCTCTCGCCCGAAGAGCTGCGAGACATACTCGATTCCATAACGTGTTACTCTCTCTTTTATCTCCTTCGGCTCGACGGTATACGCTCCTCCGAAGTAGGCGTTTCTGATTTTATCGGGTAATTGAAATATCATATTAATGCTCCGTTATTAAGCACACGCCCGAAGACTTCGAGTACAACACGCTCGATGTCTTGTACTCCCTCCGTTGCCGTTTGTGCGGATATGTTTATGTTATCGAAAAACTTCCCTATATTGTACGTGATGACCTTTTGTCCGCCGTTTTTTATAGCTCCTTCGGTGGAGGAGATAGCGGCTTTGGTATCAGCAGTGTTCTTCGCTATTTGCCCCATCACCTCTTTTGCCTCCTTTTGCTCTTGTACTTGTTGTGCCGGCGGAGCACCCGAGCCTGTACGTTGTTGGCTTTGCTGGACTGCCTTTTCGCCTTTTATAAATCGATATATTTTCTCGATGGCATTGATAATCGGCATTACAACATTATCGAATGTCCAAACAAGAGCATCTATCATCCACTTTATTATGTCGCCGATACCTTTCATAATGTCGCCGATAAATGAGAATAAATCCCGCATTAGTACCGAGTTCTTGATGAACTCCACCAGGCGGGAGACAATATGCGACACCGCCTCCCAGACACGCTTAATGATACTCCAAGTGTTGTCTGCAATCGCCCTAACGGTATCCATATACCCCGACCATTCGGACGAGCCGGAGGTTAATTCTTTGACAATGCCACCTATGGTATTAAACGCATTGGTAAGCGGAGTAATAAACGTGTCGAGCACAGGAAATATCTTCCCTGCAAAGTCCATTAGCTGCATTAAAAGGGGCATCATTGCCGCTCCCGCTTTGATTTTGAATTCCTCCCATGCTCCCGACAATTGCATTATTTTACCCGCCGGTGTATTCGCGATAGCCGCAAGCATATTGTTGTACTTACCGCCCTCACTTGTTGCGTCGCGGAATGCCTGTTGCACCATTGCGAACGATATATTACCTTTAGTCATTTCCTCCTTGAGTTGCCCCATACTTTTCCCTGTCGTACGGCTCATTTGCTCCAGCGGATTAAAGCCGGCAGTGGTGAGCTGTAACAGGTCTTGACCTGTGAGCCTACCGGCTGCTCTTATCTGTGAGAATGCCAATGTCAATGATGCAAACTTTTCTTTATTACCCATAGAGACATCGCCCAACATCTTCATATTCTCCAGTACCTCGCTGCTATCGAAACCAAACCCCATCATCATTTGGGCATTTTCGAAGACTTCGGGGCCGAGTATGGTCTCTTTTTGTAGTTTTACGAGTTGGTCGGTCAGTGCCTTGCCTCTGGTTTCATCGCCGGCAAGGATATTGAACGAGGTTTGTATCTTTTGCCGCTCTAAACTTTTGCTCATTGCATCGCCAAAGAAGTCTCCCGCCATTTGTCCTGCCTTGATAAAGGCTCCGACCGCAAGACCTCCTTTCATAAGCCCTGCGACTGACAGTCCGCCCCCTGCCTTACCCTCTATATTGCCCGAATGCTTGGCGGCTTGCTTCTGTAGGCTTGCCAACTCACGCTTGGCGGCACGGATTTCGGCTTTAATAGTGGAGTTTCTTATCCTGTTTTCGCACTCGGATATTCGTTGCTGTAGGACGTTAAAGCTCTGGCTATGGACACGATTCAGGGTTACCACTTTGTCCGAAAATTGCCTGGCAACGCTCATCGATGTCTGTAGCTTACCTGTAAACTTGCCAAGTTGACTGCTTGCATAGTCTTTAAAAGATATTCCGTATTGAACTATATTCATATCAATGCTTTACTTTTTCGTCTTCATAATCCGATTTATTGAGTTTGGCGGCTTGGGCTACAACGGCTGCCGCTGTCCCTGTCTGAGTGGTGGCGGAGCCTGTTGTGTTTACCTGGTGAGTGTGTTTGTTAAAGGCGTCCACCAGAGCGTTTATCTTGTCCGTCAGCTCTTGTATCTTTACCAGCCCGCCGTTATTGCCGCCATTGATGACGATTTCGGTATCGGCGTCAATCAACACCTTATCCGCCTTTTCACACATAACGACGGCATACTCGTCAGAGCCCTCAACGGCTATCATCAGCACCTGCGAACCGTCGGCGGGGATAACCACGATACCCTTATCTCCTCCTGTGATACACTGCAGCCGCACATCATAATACGACACATCGTCATCCATAACGGTGCACGTTCGCTCCTTTTCGTCTATGTCGGTAGCCGTGCCCAATATGGTAACGGCTTTCGACGATGCAAGCTCCGCAAGTCCTTTCCTTATGTCGCTGTAGTCTGCCATTTATTTTAATATTTTATCCATCTCTTTTTTTATCGCCTCTTTTATCTTTTCGGTCAACTCCGCACTATCACCTATAAACTGTCTCCGCGGTATTGTTACGTTGCGGTTCTTGCCGGCTGTGGTAGTACCCTCGTTGTGGGCAGCCGCGTAAGGCGTTCGGTTCTCTATCTTTACTCCGCCCCTGCGAGGAATGTCGAGCGTATTGCTATATAGGTGTTTTCTCGACGACATCAGTGTTTTGTTCTTTTTGTCTCCGTATTTCGACGAAAGCCGTTTAGCCGGCTTCCATTCTTGAAGCCCATTGTCTACAAAGCCGCCTTTAATAAAGTTCTCCCTAAAATGCTTTTTGGCTATCGCTCCCACCCTGATAGGCAGTATACGGTCGGTCAACATTCGTATCTCTGCCGCATTCTGCTTTATCATCTTTGCGAACTGTTCCGGTGTCATTGTTGCCATAGGTGTTTCTATTTGTTTATGAAGTGCGTCTATATGTTGCAGGTTTACGGTTATAAGCTCGATAGTTGTCTACTATCTTGCGGTCGGCTACTTCGCCCGACCAGGCAAGTTCCGCCCCTGCTCCCAAAGGATCGCCGATGTCCATATTATTTTCGACAGCTATCTCGTAAGCCATGTCGGCGTCACCAGTGTATATGAGGGCGATATCGAGAAGTGATTGGTTATTTTCGGGGAATATTTTCATATTAGAATGCTCTTTTGTTTCTTTTTGTTTGTATTATCTCGTATGAGTCTGCAGAATCGGTTATCTCCATCTCGCGGAGTACGATGACACCACCTTCTACCATATCCGGTCCGTCGAGCTTCTTTTGCTTGCGGCTTGCATTACGGAACTGTGCTTTGAGTCGCTTCATGTGCGGGTCGTCTGCTTCGTCTATGTTGAATATCAAGTGCCCAAGCCTGTTTATTGGCTCGAGCGTACCTTCTATACGGCTCCACTTCTCGGGCTTTTGGCGGGTATCGGGGGTAATGGGTAAGAACACACCGGTTGCTACCGCCTGCGAGTATATAAGGGGCAATAACACCTGTTCGTAGAATGGGTCTTGCAAAGTATTGTTTTCGACAAACACCCTTACATTATCGGCTACGTTTGCCTTTGTCCACAAATAGAACTCAAAAAGATAGTCTATAAACTTAGCATTACTCATCGTGTCGCAGGCACAGCGGGCAATGTAGTAGTCCATACCTTTTTTAAGGATAACTCCGATTGCTTTGTCTGACCCGCTCGTCTTATCCTTGTTACTTGTAGAGGGGTCGGCGTAAATAACCACCGCACAGGAGCGGAGGTCTGGTATCTTGCCATCTTTTAAACTGCGGAACGTGTCGCCGCCGTCCATCGGGTTGTTGAAGTATTCCTTCTGCCCCGATTCATAACTTATCTTAGACAAAACACGGTCGATATACTCCTCGCTATTCTTCTGCGGCCAGGTCGATTTGCCTTTGTCGTCGCGGATATTTACTATCTCGAAATAGTCGGCGTTTTCCTCGAGCATCTTAACTGTGCTATGCTCGCCGATGATATTGCCGTTGACAAGCACACGGAGGGGCTTGGAGATGGAGCGTGTGGCGTAGAGTGCCTCCATTATCCACTTGTATTTGTTCTTTTGAATTTCTTCATTACGAACCTCCTCGTCGGTGTCGATATCGTCTATCAGGATAAAGTCCGGGCGAATGTTTTCGTTACGCACACCACGCGGCGACTGCCCAGCTCCGAAGATATAGAAGGCACAGCCCTTTTTGATTTTGAACGCCTTTGTATCCCACTGTCCAAAGGTCTGCTGCTCTCCGTAGTCGTTTATCAGGCGTTGGTTGCTTTCGAAGCAAGCCTTGAATGGCATTATCAATTTGATGGCACTATCGAGATTTGCCGAAGCGAGTATTACAAGTTTAATCTTGCCTGTCATAGCAAGGTATATCACCTCCATCATCGAGCGGGCAGACTTGGCAAGCTCACGGCTCCACGCCCTGACCTCGAACCATTCCGCATTGGCGATAATGCGTTTTGTTGCCTCTTTATGAAATGGTGCAGGCTCCGAAGTGCAGTAGTTAGGGAAGTAATACCGAAACCACTCTTCGGGCGAGGCTTCGAGCCGTTTGATACGCTTTGCCCTCTCGATAGAGGTCTCGTTGACGTTAGCTACCGTTACACGGCGGAAGCTCTCGACGAACGCCTTGTTCTACATCGGATGCTTTGCCTATTTTACGCTGTGCCATTTTTGTTTTTCAATTAAATGATCAATAAACAGCTCAAGCATATCGTTTACACGCTTGGCAAACGTAAGGTCGGGGTCTTCGTCCTGCGTTATGTCGCGGCAGAACATAGTGAAGTCGCGGGCTATTATCGACGCTTCGGCTATGTTGTACTTGCTTTCGAGTTCCGAAATATCTTTTATTATCTTGCGGCGTATGTCTGCCTCTTTCGATGTCGGGAAGCGTTCTCCTTCGGGGCGGCTTTTGATAGACGCACCCAGGGCTGCCAATTCGTCGTATAGTTCGCTTAGGCGTTCCGATTTGGAGTTTACAAGGTTCTTCCGGATGATATCCCAGTTCTCCTCCTTAGCCCAACGGCTGACAGATACCTTCGATACGCTGAGTTTGTCGGATATCTCTGTTTGCGATAGTCCCTGCATAAATAAAGTCTTGGCGACCTCACGAAGTTTTGTTTGTTTCTTTTGCCCCATGCGTTATAGCTCGTTTGAATATTTCACCGAAAATAGCTTGCTGACCATTTTATATTTCTCTACCAGAGCAAATATCGTATTGCTCTTTTGTACGACAGGTATGCCTTGTATAACGGGTATTACAACTATGAAGTCCGTATCATAGCCATTATAGTGTGTATCGTCGATAAAGAATGTACTATCGATAAAGTGGAAGTCTTTTTGGTCAGTCTCACGAAAAAAGAATTTACCCTCCACAGCAAGAGGTTCGGTAATATATATACGCCGTGCACCTGTCAAATGATAATAGTCATTGAGTGCCTTCTCGAGATAACACACCTGTGGGGTAATGGACATTTCGTACATTTGCCGCTCTACCCATTTGTTGATTTCGTATTCAAACCCATTAAAAAGGTCTCCGAATTTATGCAAAAGCAACGAAATAGCACCTTTACTTATTCTACCCAGGCACGCGATACGTATCACTTGCTTAAAGTTCATCTTCTTTTAAAGGTAAATCGTTTAATCAATCCGAATACAATAAGAAGCAAGAACAATGCTCCCACCCACATTAATGATATCTGCCACCAGGCAAGACCTCTCTTTTCCACCGTCTTCGATGTTGCCGACAGCTCCGACCAGAGTTGCTTCATCTGTACGGTGACAACGCTGTCTATTTGTTGTACGGTAACACCCTGATACACGTAAGTATCTCCTTGTTTGGCTACCTCTTTGCCGCCGTTGCGGGAGGTAGTCTGTTCGACTACACTAATCAAACGTCCCAAGCTATCGAACTTTTGCTCACGATAGCCTATACTCTCGTTCATCCACTCCGCAAGCTGCTCCTTTGTCTTCGACATCGCCTCCGTTACGGCGTCAAGCTTCGTGCGTTGCGTTCGCAGCTCATCGGTTATCTCCGAAAAATCCGTCCGTGCCTCTATCTGTGTCTTTGTAGTCTTTTTTGTGGGCACGCAGCCGATAAGCAGTGCCGTTAATACGGCAACGATAAAACATATCCTTTTCATCGTGCGAAATTATCTACAATCCCGCACGATGACAAAAAGTTCTGTCATCGTGTCAGATATATTTTATGTCTTAGGTTAAGAGAGGTACTTTTGCAGTCAAAAGATAGCACGCAATGTTGGTAACAGTAGAAGAACTTTCACAGACGAGCCTTTATCCCGAGATAATAAAGGCTATCACACGCGACAATGCTCAGGCGGCGGAGATGCAAATACTCGCTGCCGAAAGCCTCACGCGGTCGTATATAAGCAAGTATGACTGCGATGCCATATTCGGCACAGCCGATAAGAAGCCCACCTACAAAGGTGCATCGCTTGAGCTCATAAAGAAGGTTATCAAGATAATAGCCTCGTACTACCTGGTACGTCTGGCAAATCCCAACGTCGACCTCGAACTGTTTCGTCTCGACTATCAAGATGCCCTCACCTGGCTCAAAGAGTTGCAAAAAGGCGATGTCGCGCCCGACTTGCCTTATAAGCCCGACGACCCCAATACACCGAAAGACGAAAGCGGCGACAGCGTCTCCTGGTCGTCGAACATCAAACGTAACAATCACTTTTAACTATGATAACAAGAGGCATTTTATTGGATTTGGATAATTCAGTCGTCTTTGGCGGCAATGGTAGAATTGCACTCGGTGACATCACGGAGCAAAACCAAAGACTACTACTTTCTATCAACAAAGGAGAAATCAAAGAAGCCCCCCTAAAAGGCGTGGGTATAAACAATTTTCTTGAAGAAGGCAATCCGCAACGCCTTATTGCCGAAATCAGAGGCGAGTTCAGGCGTGAGGGCTTGACCATCGAAAGCCTTCGAATAAAGGATAACAACATCGAGATATCGGCACATTATTAAATAGTGCTTAAATAGATTTTAATACCAATTAAAAAGCCCATCTTTTCGGGGCTTTTTTTGTTTCATTGCTCATAAGATTTAAGGGTCAATACCTGCCTGCCCCCGCTTGTGGTGAACGAACCTTCTATTGCCTGCACGAAGTAACTACCATTACGTTCCGGGTAGCGAGAGTCCGAGACCTCCGCTACCATACCGACAATAAAATGGGGTACAAGGAAACAGGTCAACTTGCCCTCTTGCCGCCCATTTGTGTTTGCCTCGTGTTGCAGGCGAGCAACAACTTTTTTTAGATAGCCGGCATCGAGACTGGGCTTTACCCTTACCGTCTTTATTGATTTAAAACGTTTGTCAGGTTGTACGGCACAACAACTTTTGCCTTTTGAGTCTTTGGCTACTATATTAATCTGCACATCTGCTTTTGTAGGTTGCTTTTTGAAATTATCGTCTTTGACGACGTTCCAACCGAGACGTAGCTTTTGGTGCGGCATTTGCTCCCCGAATAGCGATGCACCGGCGTATAAGTTCCTACCTCGAAAGACCACCGAACAGAGCAGCTCCTTTTTCAGCCATTCCAACACATCGATACCCTTTATATTATTGAATGTAGCATTCTTTATCTTCAAGCCGGGTATTGCGGCGGATAGCTCTATACCTGTACCCTCCGTTAAGTCGGTAAGCAACTTCTTTAACTCGACCGTTCTGTATGACTTGGTGAAGATTTTATCTTTTAGCAAATACGCCCAGCCCTCACAGGTGACCTCGAGGCGTTCGCCGTAGTTGATAGCAGCCACAAATCCGTCGAACACCTCTTTGTTTTCTCCGTCATAGCCTACCTTTACGTTTACTTTACCACCAACGGCAAAGGCACACTCCTTCTCTCCCGAATAGATATCGGTTGCCTCAGTATTACTCTTTAAATAAGGATATAATGGCAGTTCTATAACACATGTCTCAAACAGCTGCTTTGCGTCGCTCTTCCACCGAACTGCCGCCGGCTTTACTTGTGCTGTCCTGCCGTCTTTCATCTCTATTCTAATATCTGACGTCATCACAAACATAACCTGAAAAAATTTTTATGCCAAAATATTTGGTGTTTAAAAAATAAGTATTACCTTTGCACTCAGAAAGCATTACGCTTTTAGTCTTACACTACGGTGTGGAGCATCGCAGGAGGCTTTTAGCCTCCTGTAGTTTTATAGAACAGTCTCAGTTTCCCTTTTTCATATAACCATACCTCTAAAATATTGGCTATTTTATGCTCTCGAGCTTTTATAAGTTTTCTTATAATCCTATCCGAGCCTCCTTTTGTATTGTTTATTATAATCCTATCGGATTGAAGTAGCCCGTTAGAAAGCATCCTTTTCAATTTATTCTTTGTCCATTTCCCATTAAAGCTCTCCAGCTCATAGAACTTGCCGTCGATGAGTAAGTCGGGGCACTTACGCTCATACTTGGTGCCTATAAGCGAGCCGTATATCGCCTTGTACTCGGGGTCTTTGAAGTGTAGCTTGGGCGTGGCTTTGGCTACCATACCCATACGAGCAAATTCCACCCCGATACGCTTTATCATACGGTAGTCGCCTCCCCGGCGGTCTACCTGCTCGTGCTCGAAATACGCCCCACCGTTCTTGAACTCCTTAACCTTTTTGAAGTCGTCCGCCGTGCCGAGTAGCTCGGCAGCGTAGGGGCAGGCATAGCAGTCTTTTTCCTTTCGTTTTATTAGTCCTTTGTTTAGCGGACATACGGCACAGTTCTTAGGGAAATACGGGTGGCTGTCGCCGAATATCTGCCCGTCGACGGCGGGGTTGTTGTCGAGCCCTGTATGTGGCGTGCTTTTCTTTGCTATCGGAGCGGGTAGCGTCGGCACACTTGTAGGAGTACGGTCGGTCTGTTCCCATCCGCACTTGCAGTTCCACCGGTCGCCAGGGTGGTGTTCGCTCCAGAACCTATCACCGACAGGACGCACCACGCCCCAAAACGGACGGTGATCCTCGCCCGGTGTATGCGATGTAGTTGGTGTCCACTCGATATTGGGGAATACGTCTTTCTCCGCCTCGAACTGCTTATACTCGGCGGCAAGATGTGCCCTCAGTACCGCAGTATCGTACTCGGTACGCAGCCATTGCTTACACTGGTGGTCGGTAATAGACTGCACGTCGCGGGCAAATGTGGAGAATGGTTTCAGATTGCCGTCTCGGTTGAGCATTTTGCTTGCGATGTCTTGCTGCATACGGTGTACTTTAAATGCACTCCATATCTCGTTGTTGCTCCGTATCTGTCGGGCAAACTCGCTCGTAGGGTCAAAGTGAGCCCTTACGAAGCCCTCACTTACGGCGGCGTTAATATGCCGCAGAGTCTCTCTGAACAGTCCTCTGTCGAGCTCCGTGGCTGGGTTATAACGCTCCTCGTAGATGCTGACCAAAGCGTCTGCTATCACCTCAGGACTGAAAGTGATGCCGTGCGATGTGCGAGTGTCTGCAAGCGAACAACAGGGACAAGGCTCACCATAGTAGAGATCATCGATTAGAAGTCTGTATCGGGGGTTGCCCCGCTCGCCGTCGGCGGGGCTTTTACGAAAAAATCATAAAGATTGACGAAGAGGTTCTTGCCTTTGTCTTTTTTGTCGGCATCGTTGTCGTTACCGTCCTTGCTTTCTTCCGCCTTTTTTGCAAGAGCGAGCATAGCTCGACGCTCCTCTTCACGTTTGGCGATGAGTTCGTCGTAATTGTCGGGTTTGGGCAGTCCGTATGTATCGTACCAATAGTCATCAGACAGAGGCACTTTTAGCGACACCTCGCGGTCGATGTCGAGCCGTGCCTTGAGCTTCTCAATATCTACCTCCTGCTCGAACTCAAAGCCACCTCCTTCCGTAACGGGATAGCCATAGCTCTGCAGTATCCGTAGAAATTTCGTATCGTTAAGCGTATTTTGAACGAATGCAAGGTCGCTCTTCGTTATCTCGAACTGCTGTTCGCTCTGCACTTTCGCCTGGGCGTAGCCACTCGAACGGCTTGCAGCGGTTGTCTCTGTATTGCCGAGTACGGCTATTGACATCTCGTCGTTGCAGGCACGGATAAAGTTAAGTTGCAGGTCGCCATTGCTGTTGGCGGTCTTGCCGTCGAGCATCTGGAACTGAGCTTGCTTGGGTATCATCATCGCAAGCGACGAGCCGGACGTTTTGAGCAGAGTCGAGAGCTGCTCCTTTGTTTTCGTGTCGTAAGCATCGTAATAGATGATACGTACCGGCTGCCCGAAGATTTCCACAAACTGAGCGAAATCTCCGAAGCCGTTAATCTTGTAAAGTGAGTACATAGCACAAGTCAGCAGCTTGCCCAGGTCTCTTTTTTTGCCTACGGTCCAGACGAACGGTAGGTCGTTGATGTCTGTGCCCTCGTTGGCGTACTGAGACTGTACTATTATATTTCTTTCGGGGATTATATGTTTACGTGGCACCTCTTCGAAGTCGAACTCTCGACCGACCATAAACTCCACGCCACTGATACCCCATAATTTGCTGTCCACTATTAGCTTTATGAGGTCGTTGAACTTCTGAGAGGATATCAATGTATCGAAAGCGTCTACTCGTCTACCCTTCTTATCCTTGTAGTAAAGCGACTTGTTTTGAACTGCGGCAACACGCTTCTCAATGATACCGCTAAGGTGTCCGTCGATGGTGGTGATATGGTTGTAGATATCGTACAGCAGTACACGTTTAGGCAGGGTAATACTTTCGGCTCTCTGTATAGCAGCCTTGAGTTTGCCGACATCAGCAGTATTGCGGTCCGGAGAGACAAGGGTCATATCCTGCACTACGATGGCGGGAGTGGTCTCTTTTTTTTCGCTTGTATTATTGTTTTTCTTACGTGCCATAATTAGATGTAAGGCTCAAGTGTTATTTGTGTTTTACCCTCGTCGAGCTCCATATAGCCGGCATCGGGGCGATAGAGAGATACTATATTTATGGGAGGGTTGCTGCCATAGATCGCCTCCGAAGATATTACCTCGGCTACCTTGACGCCTTCGACCGCCTGCAACGTATCTATAAGAGCCATATTAGAATATACACCATCGAACGGCATCGACGATAAGTACTTTGTTATGTTATCTTTGATTGTTTTTACGGTAATGTTATGTAATGGGTCGTAGTGTATCAACAGCCGACAACTGAATTTATCGGCTTCGCCAGACGACAAGACAAAGTGAACTCCGGCGTCTTTAACCTTGTTTATATACGCCGTTATCATCTCCAACGCCCGCGGATACTCCGACGAACTGTCACTAAGTTTTACGGGACGTCCCGAACTGCCTTTTCCGGCTATTTTGATGTTAAGCACTCCACGAGTAGTTGTTACCGAGCAATATTTTACTATCTGCTTCTCGTCGTTGATAGTAGGGTACACATCAGTATCGAGTGGCAGGGGGACATCGTATTGAAATGCCTTTATTTTTGCCACGTACCAACCAGTAGTATGCGGACGCAACGATGCAAACTTTGCCTCCAGCTCTGATGTCCTATCGTTGAATATCTTTTCAAGCACCATCATACAGTACGCCATAGCGTAGAATAGGAGGCTCTCGACTGAGATTTTCGAGAACTGCTCGTCAAACTCTTTCGTAAGGTCGATGTCGGGATACGCCTTTTGCGTCGAAGACAGCGACATCCACTCGTTCGTTATCTTTCTTTTCCACTCTGCCGTTGTCAT